AAGGCAACTCTCATCTCCTCTTGGCTAACCTCATTACCACGTAGGTGGAGAGGTTTGTTCATCTCAATGGACATCATGCCTAGTGCTGTACGCTTGACACTCTCTTCAAGTGCAATGTACCCAAGCGTCTGTCCATGCTTGACGATGTGGTGTGCTACCTCACGAGCAAGTTGTGACTTACCAATACCAGAGCCAGCAGTGATAGTCACCACCTCACCCTTACGTATGCCACCTGTCTTCTCCTGCATCCCCGTGAAGGGATAGGTCATGGCTTCCTTCTCATCGTCAGTCGTGACAACATCCCACAGGTCTGTACCTGCTACGATACCATCAGGACGGTAGGTCTTAGCACCCCAGAAGGCATCAATCAACTCTGCTACACGTCCAGCCACCAACATCTCGTTGGCATCCTTCAGTGGTAGGCTGGCAATCTTTGCCTTGTTAGGTGGTAGGATAGAGGCAACTTCTTTAGCAGCCTTCTGTCCTGCCTCGTCCATGTCAAACATCAAGATGATGCTGTCAAAGTTAGACAACCATTCAAGTGATTTACCTACGGCTTTCTTGGCTGACGTACAGCCCGAAGGTAGGGACACCACAGGAAACTTATTGTCCTGTACTTGTGACATAGACAGTGCGTCTAGTTCACCCTCAGTAATGACGATGCGTTGTCCACCGTCACGCCACAGGTGTTCACCAAAAAGGTTTACCTCTTTCATGTTACCTATGACTGAGAAGTCTTTGTTGGCGAAGCGTATCTTCTGTGCTACAAGGTCACCACTACGTGTTCTGTAGTTTGCTGCCTGAACAGTCTGACCTCTGTACTGTGCCGTACCATACCCCCAGAACTCACACGTCTTCTGTGTGATACCACGCTTCTTCAGTTCCTTGTACTCAAGGTCAAGGAAGATACTGTCTACAGTTTCTAAGATTGCTACTGCTTCCACTTGGTTCTCCGCTGGTGTTAAGGTTTGACAAGAGAAGCAGTAGTGTTTACCGCTGCTGTACAACGCATTGGCATCACTACTGCCGCAGTGAGGACAGGCTTCGTGCCTGATAAACTCACCCTCTTCATCCATCTATCGCATCCCCCAGTATCTCTGACATCTCTATCAGTTGTCGTCTGATGTATGCGATAGCCTCTTCGGGGTACTTATCCCTGTCACCTACCATGTGGTAAGCAATGGTCTGATAGTCCACAAAGTCGTGTACCTCACACTCATCAACGAAGACTGACACTGACAAACCTTGTGTAGTAAACTCTACATTCAGGTCAACCTCAGATACAATCTCTTCGGTAATATCAATTACACTCATAGCCACTCCTCTGGAATAGTGTCTTCACTCCAGACAAAACCGTTGCGGTCTGCCCACTCTGCACAGGTCATCTTTGACCCATCCTTACGTTTCTTTGCACCTTGTATTGGACTGTCTGCCTTCTGAAAGACGAAGCGTATATCTTTGTCAGGGTGTTGAGCCTTGACCGCTTTCATCTTTCGTTGTGCATCCTGCCTGAAGTATCCCTTCAGTTCAATATAGGTATCTCCAATCAGTAAGTCTGGGATGTAGTGACGCTCCACCTTGTACGCAATCTTCTCGTTCTCGTACATGTATGGAACGCCACGTCCATCTAGGTCAGCCATGACCCGTTCCTCAAAAGTCCCCTTCGGCATCGGCAACTGCTTCGTCAGAGAAGACATCACTAGCATCATCCTTTGATACAGCAGAGGTTACATAACCATCCTCTTCATCAAAGATAGAGTTAGTATTGTTACCGTACTCAACCATCTCAATGACTTGCATGGCTTTCAGACGTAGTGATACGCCTACCTGCTTTGTCGATGGCATCATGTAGGGGACAGGTTCGACAGCAACCTTAACAACAGAGCCGTTGCCAATCAGTTGGTTACCATCCATCGGAGTACGTTTAGCATCTACCACTGCTGGCTTTTGCTCGTACACCTGACCGTTGCGAGACTTGATACGTGCTTTCATCTTAGCCTTGAAGACTAGGCTGCCAGTTGGGTTGCCAAGTTCATCAGTATCTTCCTCGTAAGAGTGACGAGTGGACAGGACAGTCTTGAGTTTAGGCTGTTCCTTGACAGTCTCTTCCAGTTTGGCTTGAGCCATACCGTCCAACTGTTCACACAAGTCTTGGGCTTCTGTCTCAGGTACGATAACCTGAACAGAGTATTCACCCTCTGGTACAAACCGTGTATCAGGTTCAAATACCTTCGCCCAGTTTGCTTTTCCTTTGATTACAATCATTAACATTCTCCTTCGCTACGTTGCTATTAAAGGCTAGGTTGTAACTTTAGAACTACGCAAAAAAGTATTCTGATTTCAATACGTTACGTAAGTCTAGGTTACCTTGTGATGGCGGTTCAGGTATATCCTGAGTGCCAAGTGTTATTGTAGCATGTTCACGCAGTTGCGTCAACACATTGTTTTGTTCGTACATCTTCACGAACTCTTCACGCAGGATGGTAGACATCAGTGGCATGTGTGCGGAGTGTGTCCCATAACTGTCATGCACCATTGCAAAGTCCCTCATGTATGCGGAAGCATGGTTGATAGTCTTGGTCATTGCCGCAGCATCCAGACTGTGGATGAAGTTAGGCGAAGCACCAAGCCCTGTTCGATGACGGTGTACTGATTCCTTCTCACGAGGGAATGACAGGGACACAACGTCACCATTGATGTGGGTCTTGATACGCTTCTGTTCTGTCTCGTTGTACTGTTGTAGTACGAGCCAGCCTGTAGGCGTTACCCACTCCATGTGCTGTCCTCTGTCTGCATAGATGTCGGCAATGTCTTTAACGTAGTCCATCACCTTTCTTGCAGACACAATGACACCAGCAATGCTTTCCCAGATGTGACCTGACAGATAGTTTGAAACTTCAAACAAGTCATCCCCGAAAATATTTTCTGCACCATTCTTAATCTTGTCCTGTATGGCCTCTTCAATGTAGGCACGACAGGCATGACGTGTACCAGAGTAAGGTACAATCATGACAGGACGCTTGGCTAACTTACGGTCAATACCAAACCGCAAACACTTCTGTGCTAGTTCGTGACCGTCAGCCGTAACCTTTCGTGTTGTCTCCTCTGCAACCTCAGTGTAAATGTCTTGAGGTAACTCAGAAGGGATGAGGTTAGTTGCTGCACCACCTCGCTCGTCCCGAAGGATAGCAGACAGGTGTTGTAGTCCGTTACACGAACCGTCAGCACTGCATGGCAGGTGTGACATGTAGCCCCAGCCGTGTCGTGTCATTGCTACAATCTCGTAGCACCATGCCAAGAACTGGAACGGTTTGTCTGCCGTAGTCCACTGGTTGTTGGTGTACGGGTCATCAACGATACGCTTGGCCTCGTCAACGTAGTCCCATGCCCAACGCTCACGGTCATCCAGAGATACCTTGTCGTTGCCGTACAAGTTAGCACCCTGAATACACAACCATCGTGCATCATCCCAGTTGTTGATGGCTACACCACGAGTGAACTGCATCAACGACTTACTCCAATCGGCAGACTGAGGAGAGAGGAACGTGCTACTTGCGTACTTGCGTGAACGGAAATCATTCTGCCAGACGTAGTAGAACCTGTCGTACTTTGCGAAGTGTTCTGCTACTTGCAGTGTCCGTTCAACTTGAATACGCTTACTTACGCTCCTGTTGTTTTCGGAGTAGATGGTTGAGCGTTTGCGTGACCATGCACGGAACACTTCCTTCTCTTCCTCAGTCATCTCTTTGCGGTCTTTAGCAAATGGGTAGGGTGGCAGAGGTATGTCCTCTCGTGCAGGTAAGCCACCCCACTCTTGCCCCTGTTCCCAGATGTTTCGCATAACTTCTAGCAGTTGTCGATTGATAGACCACTGTGTTCTCTGCAAGGCGTTGAGACAGTCATACTCTTCCTGTAAGTCCTGCTCTCGTAACCTACTCAAGTGTTTCTTCAAACTCATTTACGCCTCACAATCGGTAGTTCGTCAATGATGTGACCATGATACCCACCACCCTTCACACCTGTCCAAGCCTTCGGCTCGTAGATGCAGGGTGTGTAACGTGGGTGTAGTGTTTCTCGCCACGCATTGAACCTTGTTATCCATTCAGATGTACCTTCGGTGGGTACTACATACGTTGCACGTCTGCGTTTCTGCACCTGTTGGGTGTCCAGTTTAACTAGCCCTGTGGATTGGATGATAAGGTCTACCATCTTGAAGCCTACATGAACACGCTCTGACTTCTCCCACTCAGTGTCCTTGTACCCGTCCTTGTTCATCTTGTGTGTCAGACCGTAACGTCTAGCACCATAGGCTTTCTTCATGGCTTCCTTGATGACGTTGTGGGCAATGCTACCCTCGTCAGCAATCCATCTGTCAAGCCTGTCCTGTATCTCGATACTGCTACCGATTGTCCTTGCGACATGCAGCAATGTGTTCTTCCTGCTGAGACTATCGACAAGGGACACCAGTGACAGGTATGCAACCTGTTCAGAGTCCATGTCTTTAGTCTTCTTCCAAGCAATGTCACGGGACATATTACTTGGGCTGTCTCGCCACTCATCTATGGCTACTGCTACGGTATCTACAAGCCTCGATATGATGGCTCGTCCGTGCATTGTAGTGGATTCTCTACCACTGTCAATGGCTTTGTCTCTGGCCTTCCTGAACCGTTCAATACCACCCGTCAGCATATCTGCTTCAAGTGCTATCTGTTGGTTGAAGAGGTCATCATCTGTTTCTAAAGTTACATCCATGACTAAGCCCCCTTTAACATTAACTATAACATGTTTAACATGGCTAGGATACCTACGACTATCGTACCTACGAACATGATGGTAGTAATCAAACCACCAATGTCTGCCATATTGTTGAAGTATCCTATACCACTGACCAGTAATAGACTGACTATGAATACAAGTATGGCTACACTTACTCCCATTCTACCTCGTACCTGTCCGTCCATACCTTGAAGTCACCATTCATGATGCTGTCATACATCTCAATCAGTTCTTCAAAGTGTTCAAAGTACAGTGGCTCACCAATCAAACCACCCTCAGTGTACACTGGTACACATTCAATCACCTTCGTCTGTTCGTCCTGATAAACTGACAAACTGTAGGTATCATCAACCTTGAAAGTTACGTTTCCCATGTTTACTCCTTGTAAGCAGACAAATTATACCACACCTCAGTATCAGTTGTCAACCCATTTGGTGTCTGGTAGGTAGGATAAACTGTAGCCCTGACATATCCGTCATCATCACGCCAGATGTTTATGTCCACCACATCACCCTCATACTCATAGTCAAACCAATCGTCCTCACCATCCCATTGGTTGTTACTAACTATCGTGTCTACATACTGGGTCAGTTCTTTTTCTGCCCGTTCACTCATTGTCATGTTCATAAAGGTTCTCCGTTCTCATCAGTGTTCCAGTCTGGAATACCACTATCCCTTATCCACTGGTCTCTGTCAAGTTCTTTTTCTTTCATCTCTACACCATCAGCGTAGCCATTCTCAAACTTAGACCGCCACTGTGCTTCAGTGTCCTTGTCATATGAGTTGGTGTACTCGTCACCATGATACCCACTAGCGTACCCTAAAACGTACGCATCGTCAAACATATTTCTCACTTCTTGTACTCCATGCTTTTAACTATAGACCTCACCCCTGCCGCAAGTGCCAACACTCCGATAGTGTACGCACCTAGTGCTAGTGGTGACCCATACCCCCAGTATATATCATACCCTGCTGTGTACGTCAACAACGTACCACCAATG